GGGCCACAAGCAGCTTTTCTTTTGCGATCATGGTGCTGCCCCCTTTACAGAAGCTGCTTCAGATAGCTCAACGACAGATCGGTGTAGTATTTCTCCTTTTGCCACAGCATGTTTTCCGCCCGGACAGCCTCTTCGTACAGTGCATACGCCCGCTCATAGTTGTTCTCCGCAAGGGCCTGATTGATCGCCGTCTGGTATTCCTGTCCCAACAGTGTCCGCTGCCGCTGGATCTCCGCCTGGGCCGCAGCCTGCGCGGCGCCAAGGGTACTGAGGTCGCTCTGCAGCTGGTTGTTCTGAGCCAGTGCCGCCTGACCGATAGCCCCGGAATTCAGTCCATAGGCGTTGGCCATTTCCCGCCAGTTTGCCGCCTGCTGGGCATTGGTGCCGGTGGTCTGCCGCTTCTGCTCGGTGTAGGTGTCGTCCACCTTGCCCTTGCTGGCATCCAGCTCAGAAATGTTCTGGTCATAGCTGGATTTCAGCTGTGCCAGCTGCGCTTCCAGAGCCGCCGCGTACATCTGATTGATATAGTCCTCATAGGTACCGCCACCACCGGAAGAACCGCTTGCACCCTGCGCCTTACCGAGCGGAGAGTTCTTGAAAATATCCCAGTATGCGTCTTGACCGGCAGTGTTGTTGGGATCTTCTGCGGTGGATGCCGCCACATCCCGGTTGATACCGCCGGTATAGCGGGGGTCGCTGGCGTCCACATAGCCGTTTGTTACATGAGTGTACATACCGTTAGCCGTTCCTTTCTGCCCACTGCCATAGTTTCCGCCGCCGGGATGGCTTGCCGCCAGAATACCGGGCTGAATCACGCCGCCCTGTACATAACTGGTGAACTGGTTGGTGTAGTCCGACATGGCATTGTTGTTTTTCAGCTCCGGCAGCCTGGCGTTCAGAACGTTGCCGTTTTCATCCCGAATAGGTGTGAAATGGCCCATGGGCGCTTCCTGCCCGAAACCGTCTCCGATTACGTCCTGATAGACCGAGGGGTTAACAGAACCGTCATGGGTGCCGCCGCCCAGCAGCTGGGCATAAGGTCCGTTGGCAAACTGGCTGTAAATGCCGGTGTAGCCACGGCTTTCGTCGATCGCCAGCCGGTTCAGCCGGGGATCCACAAAGTTGTAGTAGTAGCTCGTATCATTGGCGAACTTCTGAATATCCTCGTCCGTATAGCCCTTGTGCTTTTTCCACAAGTCGGTATAACTCGGATTATCGCTCTGCACATAGTAGCCGTAGCCCACATCGGGGTTTTCCGTCTCCCAGCGGCCTTTTTCCTCGTTGTACCATGTGGTCTTGTCCGTGTGACCGGTATACTGATACAGCAGCTGAGCCAGAGCCAGGTTCTGTTCGTGCAGATATGTCTTGGTCGCATCGTCTGCACCGGCCATGGCCTGCTCATTTGCCAGCATCTGCTGCCGCACTTTATTGGCCTTGCTCCGCACATTCATGGCGGTGGAATAGCCGTTTGTCCAGCCGTTGCCGGTTTGGTAGTTGGTAGCCTGATAGTCCGCCAGCCAATTCGCCATATCGTCAGCCGTCATGCCACCGGCATTTGCGCCCAAAAGGTTGTGGCCCGTGCCGTTTGTTCCGCCGGAATAACCGGCAGACTGGCGTAGTGCTTCTGCCTGCTGGTGTGCCGCGTCCATACCAGCCTGATCGTTTGCCGCATTGGCCTGTGCCCATGCCGCTTTCAGAGCCTCGATCTGTTGCTGCTGGCTTGTGTTCAACAGGGCGTTATCTGCGCTGCTCAGAGCAGCATTGCCGTTGGACGTGCTGCTTTTCATATAAGGGTTGCCGCCGCCATTGGACAGGGATGTATAGCTGTTGCCGCCTGTGCCGCCGGAGTATGCGCCGTTGGCAGAAGAGGCGCGGATGGCCTCTGCCGCCTTGTGGGCTTTCTCCATTTCGGCTGTGTTGCCGGCAGCATTGGCTGCCGCCCACTGTTCTTTCAGCGCAAGAACCTGTTTCTGCTGTTCGGCATTCAGGTTCTGCTTATCCGCATTGCTCAAAGTTGCCATCTGTCCACCTCCTTAATAAATTGCAACCCAGTTGTAGGTGATGCCGCTTCGGTTACAGAAATACGGGCTATGCATCACAAATTTGTTTCCGCTCAGCTCGACGGAAGCTTGTTCATAACTGGTTCCATCTTCACTGTGGACGGCATACTTTGCATAGTCCTTGCAGCCCTGTGCAATCGTACAAGGTCTGTCGGAGGTTTCTCCGCTGCCGCCGTAATTGCTAGGCGGGGCTCCTGTATAAGAAACATGAAACATCTTTGGCTTCACAGGAAGTGTGATGGTTCTGGAACCGCCGCCGTTTCCGGTGTAACTGCCGGTTTTGACCCGCAGTACACTGGTTTCATAACCGGGCGCAGCCCATATGGGCCTGCCGCCAGAGTACAACAAAAAGCTGTCATCTTCGGTCGGCACTGCCAGCTTTTCCATGGTGTTGCCGTCGCCGCCTACCAGCAGCTCACCCCTGCCAATGATGTTCAGGCCTGTGCCGCCTCGTTCTACGGGGTAGACCTGTTTGCCCACGGGCCACCAACTGCCGTTGATGGTCTGGATAAACACTTCCTCCGGGGATGTGTAATTGTCCAGAGGCAGCAGGCCGTTCAGGAAACCAGCCCAATCGGTCATATCTTCCGCATCCGCAGCCTGCCGCAGCACCTGATCCAGATTGACCACAGCATAGTTGACCACATCGAAGCTGCCGCCTGCCAGAGAAGTGGAGGGCCATGTGGCGCTGATCTGCACCGTCAATGCGCCGCCCACCAGTGTGCTTTCAAACACGCCTGCGGCGGTGTCCTGTGCCTCGCCGCTGTTCAGGCTGACAGTCAAATCGGTAATCTCATCGTCTTTGTTCTGGATGCCGAACAGCGCCATGACCCGGTCGCCGTCCTGACCGATATTGGCCAATACCTGCGTGACCGCAGCAGTCGCCACCGTCTGATCGCCGGTCACCGTAAACCGATCTCCTGCATGGGATACCCTGCAGCCGCTTGCCGTCCAGTTATCCTTTGCCGCGTTGACCACCGTAAAGGCGGGCCGCAGCCAGATCTGACCGATGGGGAAGTCGGTTTCTTTGTTCTGTGCGCTGCCGGGGGTGTTCAGGCTCACCCAGGGTCTGCCGCCGTACACTCTGGCAAGCAGCGCGGCGGACAGCTTTTCCGTGGTCACAGAGCCGTTGACAATGGTGCCGGAGCTGGCGTCCTTGACCTGACCCTGTACCTCCCGGATTGCGGCGTCAATGTTATCGGCATTGATTTCAGAGGATGCCGTAAACGGGATTTTCGCCGCCACAATGGCAGGAATCAGCTTTTCATTGATGTACTTCTGAATTTCCAGCGCCGCCTCGTCAAACTTGGCTTTCAGCTGGTCGGCGGTCAGACCCTCCGTGGAATTGGGGAGGTCAGAAAGTTTCTGGATGACCGCCAGATCGTTTGTCATTTTCGGAATACTCATCTATGTGTCTTCACCTCCATCTACGACCGGTTTTTATCCATCAAACCGATCTTTTCTCCCCGGAGTTTGTCGATCAGCTCCTGTTTCCGGGAGACATAGCCATCGGGTATCCGTTCCAGATAATCCTCCAGGGAAATTCGATTCTGCAGAAGCAGGTTGTCCAATGTCTGGATCGATGTGATCTCCGACCAGAAGGAGGATGCGCCCACATCCAGCTTCAGCTGCAAGGGCAGCTGCTCTAAAACAGAAAAATCGAAGGTCGCTGCCCGATCTGTCTGCCGCAGTTCCATTTGCAGCGGCATCTCCGATTGGAAAAGGCGGGCTTTTACCAACCGTACGCCGTAATAAACCCTCATCATATCCAGATAGATCCGGCCCAGATCCTCCACCGCCTGGTACATATTCCGCTTCACCAATTCCAGGGGCGCGTTGCTGGCCCGCTGGAGCGCCACAATCGCCGAAGTGTTGTCCGGTCTGCCATCACCCAGAGCCACATCGGTGGAACCCATAAACCGCTGGGTGTAGTTGATAGCCGCATCGATAAACTGGCTGATTTGGGGCGATACGGAAGCAGGATCCATAATCTTGGCAATGGAATTCATATCACCGCCGTTGACGCCAATGGCTCTGCCCACACCGCCGTCCCAATGGGGGATGCGGGTCTTGTCATAGATGATCTTGGGGAAGGCCGTAGTCTGCAAACTCCGCATGACCATGGCGAACAGCTGGTTCACAAACACCTGATTGGGGATCAGCTGGGAAATCAGGGCATGACCGTGGTAGCAGTCCTGCACATAATCCCAGTTCATCCATGTGATAGGATACAGCTTCAGCCCTGTGTCACGGAAAGGTTCCACCTGCCCTTTATGGGTATATTTGCCCGCCCAGATGCTGCCCGTCTCCGGGTCCTTACAGAAGTAGACCAGCAGTGTCACCTGATCGTCCGTAAAGTGCTGACCCATTCTTCCCTGTTCTTCATCAGGCCGGATATCGTCGGGATCGAATCCGTTTCGAAGGGCCATATGCCGCACCTCTTCCACAGGCCGGCGCAGTGTGATCAGGATCCAGGGCTGTTTCTGCACCTCCCGGTCATGGGGATTGCCGAACATCACCCGGGTGTTTTCCACGATCTCTGTCACCAGTTCCCCTCTGGCATCTTGTCCCGTTTCCGCATCGGGATCAAAATAGGTGTAGGTGCAGCCGTCACCATCCACTGCCGCATTTCGCATGAACTCCCGGATCAAAGCCGTGATTTTATTCCGCTCAAACAAGGAATCAAACTGTCTGCTGACCACATCTGCCACCTGTTCCACCTGTTTTTCCCCAAGCAGGGCAGATGCTCCCAGCGGTGATGCCTGCATGGTGACGCTGTCAGAAGAAACGGTAGCCACCTGAAACAAGGTGACCCGCTTCAAAAAGTTAAATGTGGGCGTAGGGTTTCCGTTGGCCTCCACACCTTCCCACTGTTTGCCGATAAAAAAGTTCTCATTGTTCTCCACAGTGTCATACAACCCGATCTGCTCATTGAACATGACACCCTTGTTGTATGCCTGCCAAACCCGTTCCCAACCGGGATCTCTCACAGCTTTTCACGCTCCTTCCCGCCGGGACTGCCATCGTACCGCATGAGATTGACAAATCCCTGTTCATACAGCCGCTGCGCCTCTGCCGCCACCCGCCGCTGCTCCACTTCTTCCGGCAGCTCCGCCAGCGCAGCAGGTCTCTTCTCTGTGTCCTCCAGAACCTTACGGACCGCAGCTGCCGCCATTATCTGCAGGGCCAAAGCGCCGCACCCCAGCAGGAACAGCATGCAAATCACCAAATTCTCCATGTTTCCTCCATCTCCATTCTGTAACGCATCATCGGTTCCACGGTCTACCTGGCCTTGCCGCCATACCGCACCTCAAAATCCACACCCAGCACCGTGGCATCCGATGCCCGGAAGCAGCTTTTCAGAATCAGCTGCGCATAGACAAATTTCTTTACCTTCAGCTTCAGCCGTTTGATTTTGGGACTGCGGCTGGTCAGGAAACTCCACCGGGAAAAGTCGCCGCTGCGGAAGGTGGAAAGGCACACAGAAATGGCTTTGTCTCCATATTCGCTTTTCCGGTCGCTGCGGGCCGACACTTCCAAATTGGCGTTGTCTGTAGGCTTCACCGATACCCAGGTGGTCACACTGTATTTTCGTGTGAAGTCTTCACCGAATGACATATGACCGCCGGCAAAAAAGGCATCGATGGGCCGCCCATCGTCATTGGGCTGTTCCGCCCGGAAGAGGGCCAACCTGCCATCGGAGAACCCAAACAACAGCTGCCCGCCCTGCCGGGCAGCACACACCACCGGCAGGGCCGTGTAGCAGTACCACACATCCGCCAGATAGTTGTGAACCAGTACGGTGCCGGCCTCATTATTCAGAAACAGGTAATACTCCTGTGCTGCATCATCATCAAAGCAGAAGATCTTCTCCGGATCCGCCCGCATCAGGGTCTGCCGTACCCGTTGGCTGATGAGCTTGGCATTGCGCTCATCGCGGGTACCATAGTTGACCATGACCCAATCATACAAATTGCCGCCGTACAGGGTACGGGGTACGTTTCTTACAAGCCGCACCTGACCCATGGCATTGTTGCCGATTTCCCGGTTGATGGCCACGGTTCGGAAGCCGGGAATCACCGTACCGTCTGCCAGGGTAGTCATATCATACTGGGTGGCGTAGGCGCCGCCATCGGATTTGTAGCTCATGAGCCGGTCGTAGTATTTGATCATGCCGGTAATGGGCGCATTGGAACTGCCCACCTGCATCTCATACAGATCGGGGAAATATTCCGCCGATGCCTGTCCATCCTCTTTGACGCCGCAATAAATGGCTTTTGCCGAACCATCGCCATACAAAAACACGCGGGTGTCCGCCGCGCCGTTGAACTGCTCGGCGTACCGCATGCCTTCCACCAGGGCCCGCAGGGTATTGGGCATGGTGTACCAAACCTCCACATTGTCACTGCCCGCCTGGGGCGCCGTGTCAAAGGTGAGGATGCCTGTCGTGAGTTCAGCGGACCAGCCAGCCGCCAGATTCTTCCCATCCACCACAATCTTGTCCACCCGCAACAGACCCTGTTCCGGCAGATGATAGGCTGTGGCCTTGCCATCGGCAGAAAAGCGGCAGCGCCGCCTCCCTGTCAGACGGTTCACATTTTCTACTGCCATGCCGCCGCCATCCGGTCTCATAGCCGTGGTCACCAGGGGCACATATCCCTCCACCGTGTCCACATAGCCCTCGCCGTCCCAGACCAGATATTCGTGCCCGTTGAGAAAGTACACTTTCCCGCCGAAACCAAACATCGTCGTTGGCCCATCCCAGATATCGCCAATGCGCAGAATCGCATCTTCCAGCAGTTCCCACACACCGCCGTCTGCCACGCAGACGGTCTTTTCTTTTCCTGCCACATAGCCATTCCAGATTCCGCGCACAGGCCCGAAAAACTGCCGAATCGTTGTATAACCGGGTCTGACCCGCAGATGGTATTGTGGTGTGACCTGCCAGTTCCGCATTTCACCGGCCTCACCCATTTTCAGCTGCGTGTCGCCGTCGGCGCACTCGTTGAGGCCGAGAAACTTCTGAATCTGCCAGATTTTGACCGTATCTTTTCCTTGGATCTGCGCCATATGTCTCCTCCTTCCATCCCCCAAAGGCTCCCCTTGGTGTCCAAGGGGAGCTGTCGCGCGCAAACGCAACTGCGGGGATCAGAACTACTTCCTCCTGTTGGCGTTCAGGCACTTACAGCACCGCAGTACCAAAGGCCTTGGCCTTGCCATCACTGCCCGCCTCAGCCACCGTGATCACTGCGCTGTCACCTGCAGTGATCACTGCGCCGGAATGGGTCAGCCTGGTCCAACCGGAGACATCCATCTCATAGTCCACCTGCTGGGCGCTGTCTCCCAGCTTGTAGTACCAGCTGCAGCCGGCTTCTGCCTCAGGATTCACCAGTACCTTGATGCTGCCTTCACCCAGGTCGGCTGCAGTCACATCCAGATTGCGCAGGACAGCCTGGGAACCGTGATACCAGATGGCATCGGCCTTCTCCTTCAGCACGAAGCAGTCGTAGATCACGCGGCCTTCCACCAGCCAGCCGGAAATACCGGGCGGATTGTTGTGAGTCTTGTATTCTTCCAGCTGCTTGGGTGCGGTGGCAGCCATCTTGTGTGCGATCAGGAAAGCACAGCCACTGGGCAGCTTGGAAGAGGGCACGCGGACGATCTTGCAGCCATCCACTTCACCGATGACGCCCTTTGCCAGCATTTCCTGAGAAGAATCGCCAGTTTTAACAAAGGCGGGATCCAGCTTCAGCATGTTGGTGAACTTGTAGGAACAAAAGGCTACCCGGCCCTTTTCGGGCACGTTCTTGTTGCCCAGCTTCTCCATGGCATTCAAGAACACTTCATAGGCGTTGTCCTTGGTCACAGGCTCGGTGGAATAGTTGCCCCGCTCCGTTGCGGCAGCAGCCAGCTTTCGGAATACGTAGGCGTCAAACTCAGGCGCCCAGACCTCCTTCAGCTGTCGGTTCAGGGCCTTACCTGCATCGGAGACCATCTGAGACTGCAGCTTGTCGCCCTTGTCGATGATAAAGGTGAACGCCCGGTCGCGGGACAGCGTCATCGTCTGGATATTTCTGGTCAGATCATCGGGGGTACCGTAGCGGTTGGATCCGCTGCGGGTATAGTCCACCATAGCCACGGTGGGCAAAGAGTATACGTTGACGGTCTTCACGCCAACAAAGTCGTAGTCGCCGTTGACTGCCAGCATAGCCTGGGATTCCCGGTTAAACCGCTCGTCCACCTGCTTGGCATATTTCGCGGCAAGATTTCTGGATTCTGCCATGATACATTACCTCTCTTTCGTGTCAATCTTCATTGAAGCCTGCCAAAAAGCTGTCGGCTGCGTAATTACCGCCCACAGACCGCATACTGCCCAGGCTTCTGCTTCCGGCAGCATGCCGGAACTGCTCCAGTCCCAGCTGATGCTGCAGCTGACGATTCTGCTCCCGCAGCTGGCGCACCTCATGTCTGCCATAGGCGCGGGACAGGCTGTCACCCTGTCTCACTTCCTGCCAGACCTGCTGGGGGATGGTTTTTGCGTCCAGGCCGGGATGGTCCCGGACAAAGTCGATCAGATCCTGCTCCGGCAACGCCGGAGCAGCAGGCTCGGATTCCACTGCCGCCGCCTGATCGGCTGCTTCGGCGGACAACTCCATAGTCTCTTCCATTTCTTACACCTCCTGTGTTTCGATGGTTTCCCATTTTGCCATACGGCGGCATCCCAGCCCGTACAGCAGTTCCGTGTAGCGCTGTTGAAAGAAGGCAGCCATCGTATTGTGCTCTCCCAGCAGCAGATGGGCAGCCAGTCCATAGGGCAGAACCGTTTGCGCCAGCACATCGTCCAGATCCAGCGGCTGATCAAACTGCCGCAGTTCCGGACAGACTCTGCCGGCTTCAAAGGTGGTGGAAAACGGATATAGTTCATTGCGCAGCACATTGAGAATCCCCAGTGTCCGCAGCCGATATTCAGCCGTATCCGTTGTGGTGGTTTCGCCGCCGGTTTCGCTCTGCTCATCCATCAGCCGGATAGCAGCATCAAAGATCCAGTTCGCGTCTGTCATATGTTCACCTTCCTTTATTTCACGGTGCAGGGCGACCCGATTTCAGGCCGCCGCCATCAGCATCCCCATCCCCGCAAATAACTCCCCGTCACCTCTCCGCCTGCCAGATACGCCTCATACCCAGTCTTTTGCGGCAATTCTTCCAGATCTTCTGCCGGTAACTCCGGCCGTAGTGTCCGCAGCTGGGCAAAATAGCGCAGGGCATCGGGTCTGTGGGTCAGCTCATGGGGGTGGGATGCACAGTCGGAGGGATTCTTCTCATCGTGCTGAATGGCCATCAGATCATGGATGAGACCGCGGCAGCTCTCAAACACCACCAGTCCGGGGCCGCCGTCTTCCATGGGCTTCAGCAGCTCCTTCAGCGCCATCCAGCCCTGAACACGTCCATTGTTGGCCTTGACCAACGCCATTCCCTGTTCCTGAAAGATCTGCGCCATGGTTTTTCCCGTATCCTTTTGGGTGGACCACATGTCCGGCGGGGCGATGGTGTACTGGATCTGCTCCTTTTTCCCAGTGGCAGCTAGTGCTGCCTGTGCCGCCTGCGAGACGATCAGGCCCCGTTCTGCCAGCTCCCGATACACATAGCACCGACCGTTGTAATCCACCGCCACCCACAGGCATGCAAACAGGTCCAGACCGTAGTCAAAGGCCCGATACCGGGTCCAGCCGTCGGGAACAGGAAAATCCCGAACCACATGCGTCCCCCGGGTGAACTCCGGAAAGTAAGACCCGGACAGGGCATCCCAATCACCATAGCGATGGGCGCGGCGGATATCCTCCGGCAGCAGCTCCAAGGCGTTTACATAATCCGGAGAACCTTCCAGCAGATCCACATTGTCTTCCACCGTAGCCTTGATAAACCGGTAATCGGCAGGGTTTTCCTGCGGCAAGAACTCTCGCAAAACAAACAACCGCTTGACCCATTGATGACCGATACCGCCGGGGTTTGCCGTCATGTATACCCGCTTGGGGATCTTGCCCGCGCCGCGGCAGCAGGCAGCCAGACCGCGAAACTCCTGCTCCGTGAACTGCGTGGCCTCCTCCAGAAAGATCCAGTCGTATTCCTGCCCCTGATACTTGCCGCTGACGGCGGAATCATAGCTCTCCATGTTGCCAAACCGGATGTAGCTGCCATTGCAGAATTCCAGCACCCGTTTCGTAGCATGAAACACCGCCGTCTTCCGGTCCACCAGCTTGAGGATTGGCTCGATGACGGAGTTTTCCAGGTCCTCATACCGGCGCCGGATGATCAATACCCGCAAGCCAGGATACCGCAGGCAGCCGCCCACTGATTTTCGCTGGGTACACCAGCTTTTTCCGCCGCCTCTGGCGCCGCCGAAACAGATATATTTCACTCTACTTGCAAAAAACTGCTCCTGCGGCTCAGAGTTGGGCCGCCCCAGATCCACCGTCACCGTTCCTGCCTTTGTCTTCATTCTCCGCACCTCCAACTATTTCCTGTCATTGCGAGGAGCGAAGCGACGCGGCAATCCGTTCGGCTATCCAAACGGATCCTTCGTCTTTCCGCCAAACTTCACGGTCACTTCCAGCTTTCCCTCCTGTCTGCCTTCCGGTTTGTCCGTCAGCTGGATGCCGCCGATGTCCTGCTTCAGCAGAAACAACGCCTTGGAACCATTTGGTCCGTTCCATCCCGGCGCCGTGGCATACTGCCCTTTGACCCACGACACCAGCCGGCGCAGTTCCTGTGCCAGCTCCCGGTTTTTTCGGCCCGGATGCCGGATCACCTGCAGGATCGTCTCATCGTCCACTCCCAGATAGCCGCAGAAATGCCAGAAGTCGGCTTTTTCAAATTCTCCGCTTTCCACCTTCTGCTGGTACTCCCGAATTTTCTTCCGGGTCTGCTGAAAGGACAGGGGAAATTCCGGCGTCACTGCCATTGCGCTCCCTCCTTTCCGGCGGTCGCCCGCCGTACCCATATCCTAATGTCAAAATCCTTTGCGCCGTTTTCTGCCTTGTCCATTTATTGAACCTGTTTACCTCCCGACCGACGTCATTGCGAGACAGTGCACACACTGGCGCGGCAATCTTCCCTCCCAATTCATTGAATTAATGAACCTTGACAAAATTTGAAAATTTCTGCAGTCATGCTATAATAGGATAAAGGAGATGACCTTCCATGTCCGTGCTGATTGTTCTGCTGATCCTTGCGGCCTTTGTCCTTCTGATCAGCCTGATCTGTTTCCTGTTGGTTTTTTATTCCCCGAAACAAAACCCGCCCGGTCCCGATGAATATCCGTTCCCCAAAGGCGCAATCTATGAGCCCTACAGGGATCTGATGACCACATGGATGAATGCTGCCCGTACCCTGCCCCACGAGGACCTGTATGCGACCTCCTATGATGGGCTGCGGCTTTTCGGCAGATACTATGAAAAATACCCCGGCGCGCCCATGGAGATCATGTTCCATGGCTACCGGGGCAGTGGTGAACGGGATCTGTGTGTAGGAATCCAGCGCGCCTTTTCCATTGGCCGCAACGTACTGATCGTGGAGCAGCGGGCCGGTGTGGGCAGCAATGCCCGAATCATCACCTTTGGTGTCCGGGAATACCGGGACTGTCTGGCATGGGTGGATTTCGCGGTGAAAAAATTTGGGCCGGATGTACAGATCATCCTCACCGGCATTTCCATGGGTGCCACCACCGTCCTGATGGCAGCCGGTCAGCCTCTGCCGCCGCAGGTCAAAGGCGTTCTGGCTGACTGCGGTTTCACCTCTGCCAAAGAGATCATTCAGAAGGTCTCCCGTCAGATTCACCTCCCCGGCAAGCTGGTCTATCCGCTGGTCTGGCTGGGCGCCCGACTTTTCGGCGGGTTTGATCTGTCGCAATCCGACGCGCCCAAAGCATTGCAGACCTGCACCGTTCCTGTGGTGTTTATCCACGGGGAAAGCGATGACTTTGTTCCCTGTTCCATGAGCCGCCGGAATTATGAAGCCTGCCCCTCTTCCAAGGCGCTGCTGACTGTCCCCGGGGCAGGTCACGGCCTTGCTTATATGGGTGACCCGGACGGATATCTGGATATTCTCTGCCGCTTTTTTACCGAAAACGGCGTTCCCACTGCCCTCGTGGAAAAAACAGAAATTCCATAAATTTGTGCTTGACAAATTCCCGTTTCTGCGTATAATAATAAATGCGTTTTGAGAGCGCAGCAAACTTAGGGGATTTGTGTAACGGTAGCACACCGGACTCTGACTCCGTTTGCGGGGGTTCGAATCCCTCATC